GAACGCGCAATCTGCAACGCGCGCTCAGTCGCCGTGGGGCGGAACTCAGTCGGCATGACCGTCATGCCCGACGCAGGGTCAGTAACGCCTTCCGCCTCAACAGGACGACCCGCAGCGGCAGGGCCGGGCAGAGAGTCACGCTGGTAGGCAATCGCCGCAGGGACGCCTACAGCGCCCGTGACAGCCGCCGCAGGCCCGGCAATCGGCACCTCAGGCCCATAACGCTGCTCGCGGATCGCAGCCGGCATAGGCGGACGCTCCGGCAGCATGGCGCGGATGTCGTCATCAGTCTTGTTTAGCACGGTCCCACCGCGCGGAACTTGAGAACCCTGCGGCACCTTAATGATCTTGCCGTCAGGCATCTGAACGACGCGGTTCGGCGCATTCGGCGCAAGGTTGTAGCTCACACGCGAGCCCGGCACAGGCGACATGAAATCGCGACGAAGCTTGTTGTAAGCCTGCTCCCAAGCGCCAAACGACGCCTCAGGACCGCGCGCAGACGCAATGATCTGCTTCGCTTCTTCAACAAGCGGATTGCCTCTAGGTAACTGCGCCATCACATGCCTCCCGGCCGGCGAAGACCCGGCTGAACGATTTGAGACTGATCAAGATTTTCCAGCGCAGGCTGTATCAGCGGCTCAACAAGCTCCGCGCTATACGGATGCACTGCGATGTTCTGCGCGAGATCAAGCAACTGGATGCGCTCCTTCGACGTGCGATCCGCCGCCTTGTTCGCAAGCTCTTGCTGCGCATATTGCATGTCGGCCTGCGCCTTCGCCATTTCGGTCTGGGCGCGCATCATGTCAGCCTGCGCCTTCATGTAGGCGATGTTGTCGCCCACTTGCGCCTTCATGCCGTCAATCTGCAATTTAGCCTGCGCCGCCTGCGCACGCGTCTGCGCATCCATCATCGCAGCCTGCGCGCGCATGCTGTCGTTCTGCGCCTTCGAATACTTCTCAAGCAGCTCCGGCGGAGGCTTGTTGCGCGCGAACTCGGGCTTGTAGAACTGCTCTGGGTTGCTCCAGCCAATCGCCTGCAATGCCGCAGTATCGACAGCAACGTCGTTAAACAGGTTCGGGTTCTGCGCCTGCATCTGCTTCAGCGCCGCGACCTTCATCAGACGCTGCGCATGGCTCGCCGTGTTTGGATCGGCGTGCGGCACAAGATCAGCATCCTCAAGAGCGTTCATAAACGTCTGCTCGTCCCACGGGTACGCCGGCCGCTTGTTCTGCTTCCAGAAGCTATCGGGATGTTCCTTGAACTCACGCACCAGAAGCTGGAATTCCTCCGCCTGCGCCGCATGCATGCGCTTGTGAACGGCGTTGAGGATCTTCGTCGCCTGCTCGATCATCGCGAGCGTCGTGCCCACAGGCGCGTCAGGACGGCCTTCGCCAACTTGCTGCTCGCTCGTTCCGCCAAGGCGCTGGCCAGTCTCCGCCATGTTCTGCACAAGGCTCATCAGCGCGCCGCCCGGCTCTTTGTACGGCAGCGGCATGATGGCGTCGCGGATCGCCGCACCACCAGTCTTGATCAACTGACCGCCGCCCGGAGGAATGCGGAAGATGTTGGTGTTCTGACGACCGCCCGCATCCGAATAAAGGAAGCCGGGGAAGTTCGCGTACATGCCCGCATCGAGCATCTCGCGCCACGCAGCCGTCACGGCGTTCGTGGTGTTGCCGAGAATGTGCAGCAAGCCAATTCCGTAGAAGCCCATGCCCGGCACAAACGTGTATTGCACGAAGTTCGCGCGCGGCTCAGGCAGGTCTTTCGTGTCTTCGTCGTAATTGCGGACAATCGAAAGGATCTTCTTCGACGACTCATCAATCGTCACGCGATACGGGATCTCAAGGCCCGTCTCTTTGCCCTTCAACTTGTGCTCGAAGCCGCGAATATTCAGCTCGCAGTAGCACTCGTAAATCTCGCGGTCGCGGTCTTCCGCCTTCGTCGCTTCCTGCTTGATGCCTTGCTGCTCGCGCTTCGCACGCTGCACGCTATCAAGTTCAACTTCTTTCGGCGCGCCAAGATCAACGTCGCGATAGACGCCCAAGATCTGCAATCTTTTCACAAGGCTCGGGCGCATGTATGTGCGATGCGTCACGCGCTTCGCATTGCGCAGGTCGGTCGCGCTGTTGTTCACGATCAGATCGTCAGCATCAACGCTCTCGCTCACAGGCCGGTTGCGCAGCGGGCAGTAGTAAACCTTCTTGAACGAACACCCGCCAAACCCCAGCATGAAAAGCATGCGGTCAGTGTCGGGGTAATACTCAGTCGCAGTGCTCGTCAGATAATGATTAAGATCGCGCTCAAGATAATTAGCGAGCAGATCTTCTTGCGCATAAGAAAAGTTATCATCATTGCGAACCTTCACAGGCCCGTCAGTCGGCAGCAACTCGCTGCGCGCGTTCGCCTGAAAGCGCAGCACCGCCTCCAACAGCAACGGATGCCGCACTTTGCTCATGCCATCGACAGGCGCGCCATCGCTCGCGCCCTGCACGCCCGGGATCTCGATCTTCAGGCCAAGAAGCTTGATGCCCTGCGTGCGATCCTCGATCCAATCACGCCGGCTCTCAAGGTCCGCCTCGATGCCGCGCAGCAAGTCATCGCTGATGCGCGAAAGCTCACCTTCGTCGATCTTCTCGACAAGGTTGTCGAACCATCCTTCAGACGACGACGCACCGCTGCGTTCAATCGGCGAGCCGTCCAGCGTAACGCTGATCGAGCCGTCAGGATGCTCGATGGTCAGGATGTTGCCCTTGTCGTCCATGCCCGGCCGGTCGCTGCCTTCGTCCGCGGCTTCGATGATGATCTCAGAGCCTTCGCTGAACATAGGTTCCTGCTCAGGCTGGATCTGCCGCAGGTTGGGCATCAGGCCGGGTGTAGCCATGGTCAATCCTCTTTCGAACCCGCGTGCTCCATCTCTTCCACGAAGCGGCGTAATCCTTCTTGTGCGGCTATTGTATCGGATTTGGCCTGTATTTCATAGTGACGCACAAAGTCGTGCGGCTCCTGCCCCCAGACCTCCACGCTGAATTGGCCTAGCACCTTAGGCGTTGGCTCGCGCTTCACGTCAACCACAGCGTTCGCAAGAATTCTTTTCATGTCACCCTCAGACGGAATAAAGCGGGGGCGGCGGCGAGCCCTTGTGCATCATGCTGTCCCTAAGGTCCGCCGCAAACTCCTCGCCACGCATCAGCAAGCCAATGTCGCGCAGGTGGCGCAGAGCCATGCTCACCGTATCGACGAGGTCGTCGTGCTTGCCCTTAGGGAAGATTTCGCACTCGTGGATCACCTTGTCGGCCCACGCACGGTCTGGCGCATACACCAGCCCCTCGGCGAACAGGTGCTGGATGCTGTAGACGCGCGATAGCTTGTCGAAGCCTTTGGGATCGTACATCTGCACCATGAAGTTGCGGTGCTGGTAGACGCGCCTGATCTCCTGCGCGACGCTATGCCCTGCGGCCTTGTTCTCGATGAGAAGCTTATCGACGTTGATGCGCATCGAGCTGAACGTCTTCACGACCTTCTGAATGAGCTCGTTGATCTCAAGGCGTTCGGCCCATGCATGCATCAGCATGACGCGCGCGCCAACTGTCTGCGGATCTCTCGCCGCATATTTCACGCGCGCAGCATCGTCAAACATGTTCGAGCGCGCGTCGAGATCAGACAGATCACCATCGCGTGAAACGTATTTGTTGTAGGTCTCGACCGACGTGCCAGTGAACACGCCCCAGACAGTCATCGCCGAATAGTCGTTCTCTGTCTTCGTCGTGTACGCAGTGTCGAGACACGCGATGACGTAATCCATGGGCGGGTAGATGCCGTCGCTATGCTCCCACGTCTTCCACCACGCGCGTTTAATGACGCCGCCGCCGCGTGGCGTGGGCTCTTGCTGGAACTGACCAGCGGTCGCGTATGGGCCCATCGTGCGCTCTTCGCGCTCGACGACTTCGAGAGGGAAGCGCGAAGGGAATAGAAGCTCGCCTTCTTCTGTGCGCGGATCTTGGAAGCCGATCATCGTCGTGTGACCATCGCGCCAATTGGCGTATCGCATGGGCAGCACGAGATGATCGTAGCCGAGCTGCTTGTCGAGGATGACGCCGCTCACGTCCTCTTCGTGCAGGCGCTGCATGACGACGATGATCGCGGACTCGACGGGATTGTTGAGACGCGTTGGCACCGCTTCAAGAAACCACTCCAACGTAGATGCGCGCATTTGATCGCTGTTTGCGCCTTCGACGCTATGCGGATCGTCGATAATCACGCGGTCGCCACGCGAGCCGGTGATCGAGCCTGCGGCCGCTGCTTGTCGAAATCCTGTCGCGGTGTTTTCGAATTTCGTTTTCTGGTTCTGATCTTTCGTGAGCGAGACGCGGTCGCCCCAGCGCGCCTGATACCACTCGCTCTCGATCAGGCGGCGCATGCGCAGCCCGTCGCGCACGGCGAGATCTTGCGTGTGCGATGCGCAGACGTAGCGCATGTGCGGCATGTTGCATGGGCCCCATTCCCACGCAGGCCAGAACACGCCGACCGTCAGAGATTTCATCGTGCCCGGCGGAATGTTGATCAACAGGCGATTGTAGAGAGATCCGTCTTCGAACTCGACGCCTTCAGTGATCGCTTCGAGATGTTCGCAGATCGCATCGATATGCCAGCCATGCACATAAGGCTGGCCCGGCTCGACGACATGCCACGACTGTCTGATGAACTCTGCGAGCGACAACTCGCATTTGCGTTTGCTGATCGCAAGCAGCGTCGCATCGACATCGATGTACTCGCCTTTGTAGAGAACGACGTTCATCCGTTGACGACCTTCAATCGCGACAACGCGTTCTCAAGCGCCTCGATCTGCTCTTCTTCCATGTTCTCAACATCAACGCGCTTCGCTTCGATCTTGATCGCGCCGCCGTTTGCGCCCGTAATCTCGTGCCGCTCGCTGTAGTCTTCGCGGAAACGTGACGCGACGATTTTGTTGTACAACGTCGCGTTGAAATTTCTGTCGTTCACTCCGCGTTGTCCCTGCTCTTCCCACCAATCCTGCGACAACGTCAACGCGCGTGCGAGAGCAGTGCGGAATTCTTCGTGCTCTTCGCGCCATCTAATCACGCTCGCCTTATCGACACCGAGACGCGCGGCCATCTGCGTGAGGGATTTCCCTTGCTCGCCCATTTCGATCACCTTCGCGCAATACTCGGCGCGATACAGCGACGGCCGCCCTCGTTTGAGCGGTTCGTCCGACACCTTAGGCGCAGGCTCGATTTTGGATTTCGCCATGGTTAAGCTCCCTCATAACCCACTAGAATATAAGGGTTTTTAAGGGCGCTTGACAGGTGCAAATATTTCATGTTTCCTATGCTTGTGATTGATATTTACTGTAGCTTGACTGTAAGGAGATCGACATGACGAAAGTTCAACGCACTAATTTAGACCGCCCGGCGCGCAGAGTTTCGGATGTCAACGACATCTTGGCGCGGGCTGGGCATGGCGAGCGCCTCGTCAAGGGTGACGGATACATCTACTGGGCCGAGGGCGACGCTCCGAGCTGGTCCGAGACATCCATTTACGTTTACCGCCTGTCGGACCTGACGATCAGGCAATATCTCGAGGACCATATGT